AGGCGATCTGCTGGGGGGTGCCTGAGCCCTTCGGGACGAGAATATTCGGGTTGGCAAACAGGCTGAGCCAAGTGTGGATGTGGCTGACAGATTGGTTGTAGCGCATCTGCAGCTCGACCTGGTCGGTGATCCAGGCGTGCGGAATAAACTGGCCTCGCTTGGGAACCCAGCCGAAGACGAAGAACGGGAAGGAGCTCGGAGAGCCGGCGAGTCGCTCCTCGTTGATGAGCTTGCCGTTGCAGCACGTATAGACCTTGCCCTCCTCGAAGCCCTCCATGTCCGTCGCGCGCTCGAAGTATTGGACGACCAGGTAGAGGCCGGTGTCGCGCTTCTCGTTCTTCGGGCCAACGCCGTGCTGTCCGCGCGACAGGAAGCCTGTCACCGACTCGATGTGCTCAAACTCCGGGTCTGGGCCGCCGAAGTCGAAGTCGTCGGGCAGGTCGTACGCCTTGCGGATCTCCGGTTCAGACTTCCACCAGACGCGGATCACCCAGGGGCAGAGGTTCATCTCGCAGGTCGGGACACCTGGCGGGGTGAAGAACTCGAACGGTGACACGTTGCGGACGTAGTTCGCGCCCTCGTACGAGATTTGCGGGACTGGCTTGCCGCGCTTCTTGACGAGGATCGGCGCGCCCATCTCGTTCCGGACGGGGTTGCCCATCGCGTCGCGGACGACCTCGTAGTCGATCTTGACCTCGCCCGCGTCCTGGTCGTATCCGGCCTCGATGATGCCCATGCCGAAGATGAGGGCGTCGAGGATGGCCAGGTAGCGGGTGTTGCCGATCTCGTGCTCGCGGTAGTCGTGGAACAGGACCCGTTCGCCGAGCTTGGCCGAGCGCCTGTCGTTGACGTCCGGAGTCTTCGGGACGACCTGGAAGGTCGGGCGGGCCTGCGTCAACTCGGCGGCCATGTGGGTGACGCGCCCGAGGAGCACGTTGGTCTGGAACTGCTTCTCGCGGACGCCGGGCGGGCGGCGGACCCACCGGCGGCCGTAGGTGTTCCACTTGATGCGCTGCTCCCCGTAGGTCATGAGGAGGTTGCGCGGCCAGACGACCTGGCGCTCGTAGATGCTGTCGCGGTTCGAGGAGCGCAGGCGCTCCATGACCTCTTGAGCGATCCGGCCCTCGAGCTCGTCGACCCGGCCGGTCAGGAGATCAGGGTACTGCCGGAACACGTCGGATATTGCCGTCGCCGTGTTGACGGGTGGGCCCTGGCCGGGCTCGTACGTGGGTTTGCTCACCTAGACATAGAGGCCATCCTGGGCACAGGTCCGGTGTCGAGCGCTTCGCTCGGGACCTTGGTCAAGCCCGTGTCTGCGGTGTCCACCTGGCGGAAAGGTGAGCCAGGGGGCGATGCTGGCGGCCCCACAGGAATCGACTCTGGAGCGGCGCCCATATCGACTCCGGCGAGCTCCGCGGCTTGCTGTAGAGACTGCCATTCGGCCTTATCTTGCTCGATTTGAGTCAAGATTTCATCTGCCACGGTTTCGCCAGGGGCCGGAGTGGCAGGGTAGGCCGTCGCCATTTCGTCGTGAACGGCCCGGCTCACGCCGCTCGGCATAAAGCTGTCTTCTGCGGCCAAATGGGGGTGTAGCCCTTTGAGCATGAGCACCTTTTCCTCCATGTGGGAGAGGTGCGACAGGCCGTCCTGGAAGAGTCTGAGCTGCTGCCTGACGGTCTCCTCGCGCTCCTTCTGCGAGGCGTTGAGCTGGTACTGCAGGAAGGTCCGCCAGGCGGCGGCGGTGCGGTCGGAACGGAAGAGAGCGTAAGCAGCGAGAGCGAGAGCTGCGATCGGGAAGAGGTCAGCGGTCGTAGGCACTGGTGATTGCTCCTGGGTCGGGAAGCTCGTCGGTGTATTGGTCCTCCTCGAACTGGTCGAGGGGGTCGATGATGATCGTGTTGTCGTCGTCCTCGGCGTTTTTCTGGTAGTAGCCGACGCCCTCGAAGTCGGGCACCATCTGGTCGCGGTTGCCCTCGGCCTCCCTGACGATCCGGGCCAGGAGCTCGTGCTCCCAGGTGGCGCCGGTGGTCTGCTGGCTGCCCTGGGCGGGGGTCTCGATGGTAGCGATGGCCAGCCCGTAGCGGAGACAGTCGGTGAGGTGGTCCTCCTGGCCGGCCTTCTCCTTGTCGGGCGCCTCATAGCCCTCGGCGGCGGCGTCTTGCTTCACGATCTCGGGCAGGGTCCTGACCAGGTTGGGGCAGTAGCCGTCGAAGATGCGGAGCAGCGGCGCGGCGGCGCGGACCTTGCGGCACTTCGGGCAGACGCCGTTCTCGGAGTCGTCAGCGGGCGTGAAGCGCTTGCCGCAGCAGAAGAACGACGGGCGCATCCAGCCGTTGCAGCGCCCGTAGGTCATGACGTGGTCGTTGATCTTGAACTCGGTATTCCAGCCTTTCGTGCGGAGATCGACGGGGAACGGGCCGACGCCGAACTCCCTGGCCATCGTCGGGTTGGACGGGTCGGAGACGCCGTCCTCGAGAAAGTCGCCGGTGCGGGTGCCGCCGATCGGGTTGATGCCGCGGGCCTCGCAGATGCCCTTGTGGACGTGCCACTGCATGTAGTCCTTCTCCTTGCGGAAGAAGTACCACTCTCGGACGACGTAGACGCACTGGGTCCGAGGGTCCTGGCAGAGCATGATGAATGCGGTGTGCTCGCCCTGGTCGGCGGCGATCCACCAGGTCCAATCGTGGGGAATCTCGAACGGGTCGCAGATGTTGAGCTCGGGCCGGAAGGCGTAGAACATCAGGTCGCCGGAAGCGACCCAGAAGTCGATCTCGTACTCCTGCTTAAAGCCGACGGAGTGGATGCCCTCGTCGAAGTCGGAGGCGACCAGGTCGCGCCAGTCGGCGCTGCGCTTCAGGACGTCCGCGGTGAAATGGACGGTGAAGACGGCGGCGCCGTTCTTGGCCCTGTAGAGGTAGGTGCCGGGCGCCGGCTTGTAGCCGCGGACGCTAGATACCGATTTCACGACGTCCTACCCAGACGCCGAGCTCGACCTCTTCTCGGCCTTCGGTCCACATGACCTTGCCCGCATTACCCTCCCCGAGGGTGTGCTCGAGCGGCCCGAGCCGATCGGTGTAGACGGAGATCCCATCGACCACCTCAGCAGGCGCGTGCGCGATCCGGAATACGCCGTCGGGATGGTCGATGAGATTGACAGGTTTGCCGATGTCGCCGCCGGCCCAGCCGAAGCCGGCCTGGCTCGTCAGCGCGCCCTTGTAGCTGGTGGCGCCGCTGGCCGGCGACCGGATGGCGACGAGGTGTCGGCGGGTGTTCGACTGGACTGGGACGGTGACGCCCTCGACGGATTCGCCGATGCTGTCGGGAGTCTCGAACGTGGCGACGGCGGAGACCATGAAGCTGTCGCGCGCGCCCTGGGGCACGAGGTTGACGGCGTCGTGCTTCTCGCCGAGGACGTGGATGCGCGTACGGCAAGAGACGGTGTGATGCGCCATCAGTGGACCTCCAGCAGCTCGGCTGCTTTCTCCGGGGAAACGGTCATGAACATGCACTCGCCTTTCATCTTCAGGACGTTCTCGAACTTGCTGGTGTCGCCTGGGTAGATGCCTACGACGACCATCGGGTCTCCACCAGGGATCCAGTGAGAGAGCGCCATGCAGGTGTAGCCCTTCTCGAGCCGGCGGGTCCATTCGTCGCGCGGCTCACCCTCCGGTACGTGTTCGGTGAGCACGGCGGCGAGCAGGCGCGCGTCATCTTCGCTCAGGTTCCCCATCTGGTCGACCTCGAACATCACAGCCGTCCGAAGAGGACCTCTACGTGCGCGGGGCGGGTGGTCGGGTTCTGGATGGTGATGAACGGCGGGTTGCCGACGGTCCAGGGCTGGCCGGTGTAGTTCTGGTGATTTCGGATCCTGTAGCGCGAGCCCGGCGCGGGGCCGTAGAAGACGTTGGCGAGCTGCAGGTCTGCGTCGAGCGGCGCGCCGGCGCCTGCCGCGGTGGCCTTCAGACGGGCCCAGGTGATCCGGCTCATGGACGGCTCGTCGCCGCCGTTGAACCGGGGAGAGCCGGCTGTCTCTACGGTGCTGTTGTCCATCTTCAGCGCGCCGCTTTTGTAGGCGGCCCAGCCGTCGGCCAGGGCGTCGGGCGAGTCGCCTGCCGCGGTGTAGAACCGGCAGGTCTTGATCAGGCCGTCGAAGAGATCCGAATAGCAGAGGTTTCGGTCCGTGCTCGAGAACGGCACGGCGCCGCCCCCCGGCGTCTCTGCGGGTATGTCGTTCGCGTCGAGCCGGTTCTCGGAGAACGGGTACGAGCCGAGCATGAGCTCGAGCGGGGTGGCGGCCAGCTTCGTCTTGTCCTCCATCCGAAAGACGAGCCAGAAGAACGCGCCATCGGTGAGCGTGCCGAAGTTCTTGTAGGCGCCGGGGCCCCAGAAGTACCAGGCTTTCCGGTAGCTGTCGTTGGCCGCCGCCGCCTGCTGGAAGTCCAGCGCGATGCGGTTGGTCGTGCCGAATCCGACGTAGCCGCGCTCGTCGTCCTGGTCTGTCAGTTTGGAGACGAGCGAGACGTTGTCGCCGTTAACGCCGTCGAGGTTGTGCATCCAGGTCGGGAAGACGTCCTCGTGGTACGAGCCGTGATTCCCCGAGACCCCGCTCAGGTCGTTGGCACCGTGCAGGCCATGACCGAAGACGGGCGCCTCGTTGTCGAAGATCCACCCGAACGGCGCGGCGCCCGGGTCGACGGATGCCGCGCCGGCTGCCTGGTCGTTCGGCCACCACTCCACACCTTCGACGTCGGTTTTGAGAAACAGGAGTTTCGGGTCCGTGGCCGCGGCGATGTTTCCGCCGCCGAGGTCGACGGACACGTTTTTCCCGACGTCGAGGGTGTAGATTTTGTGGTGAATTGCGTTGACCGTTTTCGTGGACGGCTCGAGGCTGCGGTTCTGGACCCCGACGTCGATGGCGTCGAAGTAGGTCGTGATCAGTCGACTCATGGTGTGAGGCTCCTGACGAGGGGCTCTTTCGCCCGTCGCACGGCTTCGCGCAGCTCAGGCCCGCACAGCTTCTGCATGTACGAGCCTTTCTTCGCCGAGCTGATGAGGAAAATCTGGCCGGCGCGAGAGCCGGTCGTCGTCTTCTTCTGCTGGTTCAGGTGGGCGCCGCGGACGTGCGTGGTGGGGACCATGCCTTTCCACATCTCGTCGAGTTTGATCTGGTGCGCGGCCTCGTCAACGATGACGCCGCTGTGCGTGTACTGGCGTGTTTGGTCGGAGCCCTGGGGGTAGACGAGGAGCTGGCTATTCCAGAGCTTGCCCTGGAACGTCTCGAGGACGAAGTGGCCTTTGACCTTGGCCACGGTGAACTGGGAGGTCAGCCATTCGGGAAGGAATCCCCACAGGATCGTCTTGAGGCGCTCCTCGACGTGGCGGTGTCCGTCCTCTTCTTTCTTCGGGATCCAGGCGTACTTCTGAAAGGGCCGGAACAGCATGCGCCAGAGCACGTAGCAGAACGTCACCCAGGTCATCATGATCTGGCGGCTCTTGGGAACGATGATCTTGCGCTCTGAGACGCAGAGCCCAAGGTAGGTGTAGAGGTAGGGCATCTCCTCTAGCGGGATGGGCCGGATGGCCTCCTCGTCGTCGTCGGCGTGCTCGTCGAGTGTTCGGCAGCCCTCCTGGACGAACCGGACCAGGGCGGTGAGCAAGACCTCTACGCGGGCGTCGTGGTCTTTCGGGATGGCCGACTTGGGCGGGAACCAGCGGGGGTAGTAGTGGGCAGCGCTGGCGACGTTGACGGCGGCTTCGGCGGTGTCGGTGGCGTCATGGAGCGCCGTGGCCGCCATGTCCTCGAGTGCCATCAGAGCTTCTCGATGGGGTCGCGTTCAGGGAGCTTCGGGACCTCGATGGCGGGCTCGAGCTCGGGCGCCTTCAGGAGCTGGCCGGCGAGCTCCTTGCGGACCTCCGGCGGCAGGGCGCGCAGCGTGGAGACGAGCGACTCGGTGCTGCCGAGGCCCTTCAGGCGCCGGGCCTGTTCGCGCTTGGCCCGATCGTCCTTAATGTTGACCGAGGTGTGGCCGGTGATCCGCATGGCGTCGAAGCACAGGCGGATGGCGCGCAGCTTGTCGGCGTTGGTGCCGGTCTTGATGATGTTCTTGAGCTCCCGGGTGCCGTGGAGGACGGCGATCTCGAGCTCTTTCTCGACGGCCTTGATGACGTCGGCGGTCTCTGGGTTCAGGTTGCCGTAGGCCGCCTGGTCTGCGTTGTGATCCTTCTCGTTGAGCCGGGCCATCGCACCGCAATCATGGCCAGGCTATGA